CACATGTCTTAAAACTGTTATAGCACTAGACTCTTCTAGCTGATCATGTAATAATTTTTCTAGATGTTTAGCTGCCATCTCTGCTGGTTTTATTTGTGGTTCACCTGCATTTGCTGGGCCTTCATCAAAACCTACATTCTCAAATTCTTGTGCTAAATTTTTCATTAACATATCAGCAGTAGCACCAGGTGGTATTTCTCTACCATCACCTTTGAATCCATATGGATCTTGAGGTTGTTGTGGTTGCTGTTGTTGAGGTTGTTTAGGTTTTAAGTGTGCGTACTCTGGTATATCTTCTGGTACTTGTGTAGGATTAATACCTAATGGAAATTTACCACTAGAAAATAATACTTCAATAATCTGACCAAACGCAGCAAGAACTTTAGTCTTTGTAACTTTTACAAATACTCTTGACTTTTCATTTGATCTAAAAACCATTTCTGGGCCATATAGACCTCTATAGTTTCTATACGCTTGTAACCATCTTTTCTCATCATATAATCTAGAATTTTCTGATTGATAGAACTTCTCTCTTATATGACCAACGATTGGTTTTGATTCGCTAACTTCCTCAGCTGATTTATGTTCTTCTTCGTGCATCTAAATTAGTAATCTCTTTCTTCAGCCATTCTAAAGATTGCTGGGTCTACTTTCGATTTTGACTTACCTTTTTTATCATTAGCATCACCACTCATTGCCCCTTGATTAACTTTTGAGTTAGGGTCAATAGCCATTGGCTCTTTAGGTGCTTTTGATGTATCAGGTGCAAGTTCTCCGTGCATATATCTTTTCATCATGTTGTTATCCTCCGATTAGTATAGTTTATTATTTTTATTTAAATTTAATAAATCAGTTTGTCCGTAATTTTTATTCTTACCAAAGTTGATATTATTAACTTTAAATTGTTGTGCCGTATACTTCTGTTGAGATGCTTTTTGTAAATCTTCATTTCTTTTATTATTAGCACCTGCAAAAACTTCAGGTATAAAATTACTTTTATTGCCTAATCCGTTTTGATTCATTAGTAGTCTCTTTCTTCAGCCATTTTAAATACAGCATCATCTACATGCTTAGATCCTGATTCACTTGTTACAGTTACATCATACTCAAATGCTTCTTGTTTTCTATGCGTATGTTTAGAAAAGTCAATATTAGTATGTTCCCTGTTTGGGTTTTTCCCATCAGGTGCATCACTAAATTGACCTTGCTTAACTTTAGATTTTGGGTCAAATGTATTCATTGTTGTCTCCTATATTTTTAACTTCTTAATCTTAATTATATTCTTGGTAGGTATTACTGTGTGTCCACCACCTTGCTTTATTACTCCACTATCTTCAAATATAAAATCTGCCATTATTACAGTAGTCTTTTCATTCTGCTCTACTAGCCAACCAAAGCTACAACATACTGCAGTCTTTGCTTTTTTTATATCTGATATATCAGACCATTCACATGATCCAACAATATCTTCCCAATATGCAACTACTAAGTCGTAGGGAAAATTTTGTTTGTTTATTTCTAAAACTTTTCTTTTTGACATTAATATCCAAATTTGTTATCTGATACTTCAAACGTATTTTGCATAGAAGAACCAAATCTATCTGCAAACTTAGGATGTGTTGGTCTACTCATACATCCATATCTTAATGCATCATATGCATGATCTTCAGCTGTTGTATCTACATCTTCGGGATTTTTATCGTCAATTGGTAGTGTTCCCATTGTTCTAATTAAATTTCTACAATTAGTAAACACTCTTATACCTGGTTCATCATCATTTACTTTTAATCTTTTATGTATTTCTAACTTACCATTAATTCTACTTTTAGCAGATCTATCTGATGGTCTCCACTTGCAACCATTCTGTATCATAGTTTCTGCGATGCTTGGGCCCACATCACCTCTCTTTGCCCATGTACTAGCGTCTAAGACCCCGTAATGGATATATTCTCCCTGCTCTAGATTTATAACTTGTCTTGCAAAGTGATCCGCTGTGACCTTCTTAGTATATAGTTCTCTATAAAGCCATAGATTATTATTATAATCAACAGCAAACCATAACACACAAGCAGGAGAAGAATAACCCCAGTCAGCAGCACGAAACTTATACCAGCCTCTAGGTATTTCAAAAGGTTCCACAACATGGATCCTTTTATCAAATTCTGGAAAAGCTGAGTTCTCATATGCATCCCAATCTCCATCCAGGAATTGTTTACGTTGTGCTTCTGGTAAAGATGCAAGCATGATATAATAATCATCTGTCTGCATCAAATACGGATTATCCTGCAACTTAGCTGGAATAAATCTTCTTGTTATATATTTTTTTCCATTAGGCGTATCGATGCCTATATTGAAAGCGGTATTTGGTTCAGCGGGATCTACGAACATTTCTCGTACCCATTGTGAGCCAACGTTACCAGGATTACCTGTTGCTCTCAAATATACAGGTATATCTTTATCAACCGATCTTAAAGAAGATCTTAGAAAATTATATATGTCTGGCGAAGGATATTGTGGAAGTTCGTCTATTCCTATCCATGTGTAAGACTGACCTTGGTATCTTAACGCATCCGTCATGTTTTCTGCGTAACCAAACTCGATCTTTGCCCCCGAGGGGAATCGCCACTCTTTTTCTTGTTCTCTCCATTTTGCACCAGGATATGCCTTCGAGTATAATAGTTGAGACTTTTGAATTAAGTCTCTTAACTCTGGCATAGTCCTCCTCACTAGGAGTGCTCTATGACTTGCTTTTGTACAATAGCGAAGTGGATCTACTAGCATCGCATATGATTTACCACCACCTCTGGCTCCACCATAAAAAACTTCTCTTTCGGAAGCTGCAAGAAATTGTGTCTGTGGGCCACCGTTGGGCTTAAAGATTACATCTTGCTGGTTGATATGCTCTTGTACTGTCTTAGGTGCACTCTCGATTATGTCTTCAGTAAGTAGTTGCGTCTCTTTACCAGTTAGTGCTTTGTTAATAGTTAACAGTTTACTTTTGGTATTTTCTGCGTGACGTTTAGCAGAACGTAAAGATTGTTCTGCCTTTGCAACTTTCTTACGAGTGCGAGCTAGAATCTGTGTTACTGACTTCTTGGCTTTCTGTCGAATTACTTTCTTGGGTTTCGGTGGTGTTACTTCGTTCAAATCTTTTTTTAAGTCCGACATGTGATATGTATCTTCCTGTTTTTCTATGTAGCCATTGTGCAGTCTCTCTTAGTGAACAAGTCTTTGAATATTCTTTTGCTTGTCTAAGAGCATCTAATTCTTCTGTTACGGGCTCTAAGTAGTGTGGGTCTTCAGCTTGTTTAAAGCCGAAAGGTACTACTCTAGCTCTCTTCTTTATCTTTATTGGTTCCATCTTTTGGTGGTAATATAAAAATTCCGTGTAATGATTTCATATTTATGTCTAGCTGATCTTTCTTTGTTATGCCAACTCTATCTAATAATGAGTTCGCAGCTGCTAGACGAATACTTGCCTGCGGTGTTGTGCCGTCTTCGTCTAGTAAGGCTGTTAACCTAGTAGCCGCTTTGGCAGAGTGCGTAGATAAATGGGTTTCCGCTAACTCTGTTATCTCTTTCTTGAGATTTCTAATGACTTTAGGATAACTGTGTTCAGAATAACCAGCAATTCTAGCTGCTTCTCTGGGGTTTCCTTGTGCTTCTGTAAACAAAACATCTAGAAACTTCTCCTGCATATCTGTTAAGTTTCTTTTTTGAGTCTTTGCTATAGAAGAATCCATTGTTTGCATTTATAATCTCCATTAATTCTTTAAAAGGTAGTTCTTTAACCGATGAATACATCTTCGTCTACCTGTATTACCTTTTCTTCTAGATCATCGTCATACCTGTCAGCTGCTTCCTTATCATTTATTTCACCTGTAGTAGGGAAATCTCCTGGTAGTGTTTGCTGTCCTGGTAAAGGTTTCTTTCCTGCCATTAATTCTTTAGGAGGAGTAACTTGTTCTAGTGGTAACATCGGCATTACAGGTTCTGCATCTAGATTTAAATCATTTCTTTGTTTATTTGATTTAATATCTAGGCTTGGTACTTCTTTATTCATACCATCCTGCATCTTTTCTAGGAAATTCTCAGCATCCATTGGTTCATCCCTAGTAATATCGCTTACTGGTGCAAATGAAGGCATTGATGTCTCATTTGTAGTAGGCATATTAAAACCTTGTTTAGCGTTTTCGTAAAAATTAGTAGATTCTATACGCTTTGGCATAGAACTTTCTTTGACTGGGAATACACCCTGTCCTGTTTTTAAATAACTTGGTATGTTTGCTTCGAATTTCATAGTTTAATTATTATTCGTGATGACCCTTTTGTGCCTACTGGCGATTTGCGTGTATATATGTCCTTTGAATAATGTATAAGGTTTATTATAAGGGTGAATACCCAATTTGTCAAGGGATTTTTCAGGTTAAATTTCATATGCGACATTATGGCAATAGACAAATGTGGATGTGGGGTGTATAATGTTATTAGGCACTGCCAGGGGGGTCTAACATATATATCATAGTAGAATTTACAGCTACCCCCCTAGGGTATTCCCTAGTATATTTACTAGAATATTCCCTAGCCCCCAGTGGTTAACAAGGGTTTCTCTGATTTTATGGCTTCCGTATATATAGTATATAGGTACCCCCCCGTGGCACACGCATGGGGTGTAACTATGGATTTTTTTTGTAGACTTATGAAGCCACTTGTGGCTACCTTATTAGCCTAGATAGGCTCGAGGGAAACTCAGGGCGAAGCCCTAGAGTTTTCCGAGTAAATTTTTAGGG